ATGTACACATTTTTCTTGATGGTCGAGGATTATATCAAAACTCATAACCTTCACCTCTTTATGTTTTTCTTCGCATTCATTTTCATTCGATGGGGAATAGTATTTTTCCATGCTATTCGATATAAGCCATATGATTATGAAGATAAAGAAATAAATTATTTTACATCGGTGCTGCTCCCAGTCGTTGACGAACCATTAGATCTATTTTATAGTGTTCTGATGAAAATAGCACGCCAGAATCCGTCTGAGATTATAGTTGTCATTAATGGGCCAAAAAACGAGGGGCTTGAAAACCTGTGTGTAGATTTCAACAGGAATTTACCAATTTGCTTTACTCCTATTCAGCATTATTATACACCTGTTGCCGGTAAGAGAAATGGGATCCGTGTGGCAATGGAGCACATTAATCCGAATTCCGATATAACAGTGCTTGTGGATAGTGATACGGTATGGACAGAGGATACTTTGTCCGAGTTGCTGAAGCCTTTTGCTTGTGATCAAAAAATTGGCGGTGTTACAACCAGACAGAAAATACTTGATCCTGACCGCAAACTCGTAACCATGTTTGCAAATTTGCTTGAAGAGATCAGAGCTGAAGGAACGATGAAAGCAATGAGCGTTACAGGCAAAGTGGGCTGCCTTCCCGGCAGGACAATTGCTTTCCGTACTCAGATTTTGAAAGATGTGATGTATGACTTTATGAATGAGACATTCATGGGATTTCACAAAGAAGTATCCGATGACAGAAGCCTCACAAACCTGACGCTCCGAAAGGGGTACAAAACAGTTATGCAAGACACCTCAGTAATTTATACAGATGCGCCCACCGAATGGAAAAAATTTATCAGGCAGCAGTTAAGATGGTCGGAAGGTTCACAGTATAACAATCTGAGAATGACTCCTTGGATGTTAAAAAACGCCAAGCTGATGTGCTTTATTTACTGGTCAGATATGATTAGTCCGATGATGCTGGTTAGCGTTTATGCCAATACTATAATTTGCAAGGTGTTAAATATACTTGGCTGCGCGATTCCAACATTGGCATATACCGCTCCATGGTGGCAGATCATTCTCTTTATTCTTCTTGGTTGTATCATTAGTTTTGGTTCACGAAATATTAAGGTTATGAGAAGTGTGAAGTGGTATTATACATTACTGCTTCCAGTATTCATCCTTGTTTTAACTGTTGTCATGGTTCCTATCCGATTGCTAGGCCTTATGCTCTGCTCTGACGATATGGAATGGGGCACCCGGAAATTGGAGGAGGACAATGATAAAGTGGAAGTTCCTTAATTGCATTTGTATATTCGCGGCTGCTATATTTATATTATGGGTTGGTTGCAACGAACAGCCTGTCGATACCGAGAAGGCCGATGGCTCTGACAGCATTGCGTCTATTGAGGCTCCGAGTAATAGTCAAGCTACACTGGAAGAACCAACTACGGAATCTATTGTAACAGAATCCTCAGTTGTCGAGTCTGAATATTATCCTATTACAGAGGGACAAAGATATTTGGGCGTTTATGTTCAAGGCCCCGAAGAGACTGATGTTTTAGCTGACAGCATCAATACTTTAGCTTGGTTTGATCGTTTTGATCAGACAAGTGATTACAAGATTTCTTTATGTTTAGACGACAATAAATATATAGCGTTTATCACTTTGCAGCCTACCGACTGGGACTTAAAATTGGTTTCTGACGGGTATTATGATGATTTAATTATTGAATATTTTAAGAAACTCTCTTCGGATAACAGAGCCAATACAGAACTTTTTGTTCGATTAGCGCATGAAATGGAAATGAGGCCCTCTTACAAATCTGGTTGGTACAGTTGGCAAACAGATGATGCTCACGCATATGTAAACGCTTGGGTTCACATTGTGAACTTGGGTAGGGAATATGCTCCCAATGTTAAGTGGGTATGGTCTCCCAACAGGGCAGACGAATACACAACGAAATATTATCCAGGTGATGAGTATGTTGATTATGTCGGATTGACATTGAATAACACATTGGATTCCCGTGAGAGTTTTCAGCAATTCTATGAAAATGAAGGTCAAAGAGACTATTTGGAAGCATATAATAAGCCAATTATTTTTGGAGAGATCGCGGAGCATAGCACCAGTGATGAAGTTCGCAATGAATACATACAATCTGTTTTTGATTATCTTGGAACCTACGATAAATGCATCGGTTTTATTTTCTTAAATCAAGATATAGAAAGTGCAAGACAATACAAGTTTACAGATTGCGAATTGATATTAGATACATTTATTGAGAATGCGAGGGATTACATTTGTGCGAAATAAGAAGTTTACAAAGTATCAGATCATGACGAGAGTTGGAACGATTATCAGCATTTTACTGTTTGTTGTCCTTGGATTTTGTATCGAAGTTATTTTCTAAAAAAATGGAGAAAGTGAAAGATGGAACATCAAACCAAAGGAACGTTGCGCAATCAGGCCGTCATTACATCAGCCGGATCGCCCCGAGCAACCACACCGCGGTTCGTAAGGTATTGGATGGGAGCAATTCCCCCTAACGCTGATCCCATTGGCGGTTTCAGGAGGGAGCCGTCATGTGTAGAACGGGATATCGACCAACGGAAATGGGAGTAACACCGTTAAAAAAACATCCCCCGGCCCGTGGGAAATGTGGCCGGAACCATGAATTTGCGTATGCAATAAAATATCATACTATTTTTTTGTTCGCCCGGAGGGTTTATGCCCTTCCGGGCGAATTTTGTTATTTCCTTCGGCCCGCTCTATCGGTCAAACACTTTTTCAAAATTTTTTTAAAAAAGTGGTGTTTGGCGGGTAGCTGGAGGCCTTTCAACAGTAACTTTGGCGGAAAGGGAGAAAACCACCGAAATCCCCCACAGAAAGGGGGTGAAAAGATGGAAACGATCCCCCGCAATGATTTTATCCTGCGGCACCGCTATGATGCTTTCTGCAAAGCGGTACTCCGCAATGAGGCTAAAAGCTACTGGTCGGAGATGGCGCATCGCCACGAACGTGAAAAGTCGCTGGATGCTCTGACACAAGAGGAAATGGACAAGCTCTCAGTCGTGGATGATTACCCCAGCGACAGCTACGTTTTTTCGTCGTATGGGTATGACCTGCTGATCGACAACGAGCTTGTAGCCGAGGCGTTCGCCAGCCTGCCGGAACAGGAACAAAGCATTTTGATTTTGCACTGTGTTCTGGATTTGGCAGACGGAGAAATCGGCAGCCTCATGGGAATGTCCCGCAGCGCCGTACAGCGTCACAGGACAAGGACCCTGAAACAGTTGCGTATGAAATTGATGGCGTTCATGCCAGAGGGAGGTAAACGCGGATGAAGGAACCTACATTCAACGGCAGAGAGCTTCTTCCCCTTTCGGTGATGGAAGCTGCCCACGCTGGGGATGCAATGGCTATGGAGCAAGTGCTGCGGTACTATGAGGACTACATAAACAAGCTCTGCATCCGCACCTTGTATGACAGCAACGGCATCCCCTATGTGTGCGTGGACGAGTATATGAAGCACCGTTTGGAAATCAAGCTCATTCATTCCATCATCGTTGCCTTGAAGTAACGACCCGGCCACGGTAACGGAAATGTCTTATTACTCTCTTTCCGCATTTCCGCCGGCTCGGTGGCTGATGTATGTACCTTGACAAATACGCCCGCAGGACAATGGCGGCGCGTCATAGGGCATACGGACACATTCTGTCTACACCGAGCCGGACGGCGGGTGCGCCATGATGCTGGTTTCTACGAAAACAGCGGAGCGACAACCACCCAGCCGCAAAATAAGCGTAGCTGCTTATGGGCGATGACGTGCAGGCAGGACAATGATACTCCCTTACAGCCACAGTCCGAGCGTTAAAAGCGTCACAGGCAATGGGTAGGGCCGTGTGAGAACCACACGGGGGTGAAAAGCCCGTGGAGCTGGGCCGCCAGCCGTCCGTGTTTTGCCCACATTTACAAGGAACCTTTGCTTTGAACAGAAGGAGGCCATATTATGAGTAATAACGATGTGCCTATTTGGGAAAAGTATACGCTTACCATTGAGGAAGCGTCGAAATATTTTCGCATTGGAGAAAACAAACTGCGTCGGCTTGCCGAGGAAAACCCATCCGCTGGCTGGGTGATTTTGAACGGCAACCGCATCCAGATCAAACGGCAAAAATTTGAAAAAATCATTGATTCTCTTGACACAATCTAGTGAAAAAGAGCCTTGACTATGCTATAATACTCTTAAAGCGTGTCAAGGCTCTTTCCGTCATGGAAAGGAGCATGACGAAATGTCAAAAAAAGAACGAGATGAAAAAAGGCGGGACAGCAAAGGCCGCCTTTTGAAATCTGGAGAGAGCCAGCGAACAGACGGAAGATACGCCTACAAATATACGGATACCTTTGGAGAACCGAAGTTTGTGTACTCATGGAAGTTAGTCCCTACGGACAAAATCCCTGCCGGAAAACGCCCGGATATTTCTCTGCGTGAGAAAATCAAGCAGATACAAAAAGACCTTGACGATGGGATTGACACCATCGGTAAGAAAATGACCGTGTGCCAGCTATATGAAAAGTATATCCGGCAGCGGGGCAATGTGAAACGGGGAACCCATAAGAGCCGCCAGCAGTTAATGAAACTTCTGTCCGAGGATAAAATCGGAGGGGCCAGCATCGACAGCGTGAAGCTGTCTGACGCCAAAGAATGGGCCTTGCGTATGCAGGAAAAGGGCGTGGCCTATCATACCATCTGCAACGGCAAGCGTTCCCTGAAAGCCATTTTTCACATGGCCGTACAGGACGATTGCCTCCGCAAGAATCCCTTTGACTTCCAGATCAATGAGGTTATCAACGACGATACCGTACCAAAGGTGCCGCTTACCCCTGCACAGGAAAAGGAGCTTTTGGGCTTCATGCAGAGTGACCCCGTTTATGCCAAGTATTATGACGAGGTATTGATTCTGCTGGAAACCGGACTTCGCGTTTCCGAACTCTGCGGCCTGACGCCTGCCGACCTGAATTTTGACAAGCGGTTTGTGAATGTAGACCACCAGCTTTTGAGAAGCACCGAGGACGGCTACTACATCGAAGCGCCAAAGACAGACAGCGGTTATCGCCAGGTGCCTATGAGCGCAGCGGCCTACAAAGCATTTCAGCGTGTGTTGCACAGGCGAAAGGACGGCAAAGGCGTTGTGGTGGACGGGTATAAGGGATTCCTGTTCTTAAATCGGGACGGACTGCCGAAAGCGGCTGTCAACTATGATTCCATGTTTCAGGGCCTTGCCAAGAAGTTCAACAAGTTCCATGCGGAACCGCTGCCGGAGGTCATGACGCCACACACCATGCGGCATACATTCTGTACCAGAATGGCAAATGCGGGCATGAACCCCAAGGCATTGCAGTACATTATGGGGCATTCCAATATCGTTATGACGCTGAACTATTACGCCCACGCCACGTTCCATTCCGCACAGGAGGAAATGGAACGGCTGCAAGCCAAGTCACAGACCGCCGCCGCAGTCAACGCGCAGCCTGCGTCAGAGAGCGCCCAGGAATCCAAGGCCGCATAAGATACGCAGAATGTACTACTGTTTGTACTACGTTTGAGAACGAAAACATGAGGGGTAATAAGAATGTTTGTGAGGTTCTTCCGATAGGAAAAATGCCGGAAAAGCCCGAAGTTAAGGGCTATACCGGCATATAAGAACATCTAACGAGATAATTGGAAATCTATTAAATGATTCTACAAAAACTTTTGCTGCTGAGAGTTCAGGGTCTAGTGAATAAGGAGGAAAAACATGCAGAGTATTAATTTTTCTGATAACCTTAAGTCTTTTTCGATTAATGGAGATGAGAACCGGGTAATTCGTTTCAATCCGGCTGACCCTAATATTCTTGTTCGGGCCGATGCGGCACAGAAGAGAATAACGGAAAAGCAAAGTCAGATAGAATCTGTTAAGTTGATGCCTGATGGTGCACCAGTTGAAAATCCAACAGAGCAGGTCAGAAGGCTTCTGAAAGAGTTTGATGATCTGATTCGCGATGAGATCAATTATATTTTCAATTCCGATGTATACGATACTGTATTTGCAGGGCAGTCCCCGTTGTGTATTGTAGGAGAAAAGAAAGAATTTTTATTTGAAGCATTTTTGAAAGCGGCGATGCCTATCATTCGGGAAGGTGTCGACGAATTCAACGTTGGAAGTCAGCACCGCATCGAGAAATATACCAGGGAGTACAGCAAATGATCGGCCGGCTGCCGACGACCCTGGAGGTAGCCGGGAAGAAAATGGAGATTCGAACCGATTTCCGTGACATTTTGGTAATTATGCAGGCTTTTAATGATCCTGAACTTCTTCCAGAAGAGAAATACGAGGTAATGCTTGAAATATTGTTTATGACTCCGGAAGAGATACCAGAAAGCGCATATCCGGAGGCAGTTCGTCAGGCATTATGGTTCCTCGACTGCGGTCAGGAAGCAGATGACAAGAAGCCATCTCGTAAGGTAATGGATTGGGAGCAGGACGAACCAATTTTATTTCCTGCAATCAATAAGGTGGCCGGCCGTGAGGTCCGTGCAGCAGAATATATGCATTGGTGGACCTTTATGGGGTACTTTATGGAGATTGACGACGGAACCTTTTCTATGGTCCTCGGTATACGACAGAAACGGGCAAGGGGAAAGAAACTGGAGAAATGGGAACAGGAATTTTATCAGGCGAATAAAGCCATGTGCGACATTAAAACGAAGTATACCGCAGAAGAACAGGAAGAAATTGATTATTGGAATAAGCTATTGGGATAGGCGCCGTATGGCGTCTTATTTTATGCCCGGAAGTGAGGTGAGAGCATGGCGGCTGATGGAAGCTTAAAATTTGACACAAAGGTTAATACAGAAGGCTTCGATGCTGGAATGAGTACGCTAACAAAAGCAGTTGAAAGGCTTTCAGGATTAATCGAAGACTTGTCTAAAAAAATGGATGGAGGATTTACCGGAGCAGGTAACACGGCCGCCTCCACCGCGAAAGATATTGATACCGTCGCGGAGTCAGCGAAGAAGGCACGAGAAGAAGTAGAACGCCTGAACAAAGAAAAGGCTGCAACATTTACAGGAACGATCACAAACAATAACGCTTCGCCTTCTTCCATTCCGGATGACGGAAAACGATATGATATTTATGGTAACGATGTTGACGAAATAATTGCCAGAAATAAGGCTATTGAAGAATCGGCCAGAGAGGCCGCCGCTGCGGAGAATAAGGCTTTTGAAGAAGCGAAACAGGGGCCGACCATGTTACAGAACACACTGGAAATCCTCAAGCGGACAATATCAGACATACCAACTATTGCATCGTCAACAGGCCATGTAATTATGGGGGCGTTTGATTCTGGAAATCAAAGTGTAATAGCGCTGGTGGATAAGATTGACCTGTTGAAGGAGCATCTGTATTCTCTTGAGAAATCAGGATCTTATTTCGGAGATCCTGAATATGATAAGACCTATGGAGAATTGCAGAAAGCAATAGTCGCACTGAATTCTTATAAGAAGGAACTGGAAGGGACTGGAACCGTTCAGAAGAAGGTAGATTCATCAGGCAAAAAAATGAATAAAACGCTGGCTGCTACAAATAAGACAGCAATCCCGCTTACCAAAAGTATTTTAAAGTTATCCAATATGTTTAAGCTGATGCTGATCCGTATGGCAATGCGAACGGCCATAAAGGCAGCTAAAGAGGGATTCGAAAATCTGACCCAGTATTCAGATGAGACGAACAAAAGTATTTCCATGCTCGTTTCTGCCAACACCCGACTGAAAAACAGTTTTGCTACAGCATTTGCTCCAGCTCTTGAAGCAGCAGCCCCAGCGTTAAAGGAAATGATTGATCTTCTGTCAGTGGGGGCAACCTACGCGGGACAGCTTGTAGCAGCATTAACTGGAAAAGCAACATTTGTGAAGGCTGTAGATGTTGAGGAAAATTATGGAGAGGCATTAAAAGACAGTAATTCGGAACTGAAAAAGAAGGAGAAACTGAATCAAAAGTTGGCTTTTTCCTTTGACGATCTGATCCAGGCACAGAAAAAATCAGAAGATGGCTATATAGGCCCGACACCGGATCAGATGTTTGAAACGGTGGAGATCGAGAATGACATTAAAGATTTTGCAGCTGTCGTAAAGGGAGTCTTTTCAGATTTGTTTGACCCGTTGAAACAATCATGGATGGAGAATGGTCCAGAAGTAAATGAGGCTGTCCATGCGGCTCTCAGCAGCATGAAAAACCTCGCGTTGGACGTCGGAGCATCATTTTTACAGGTGTGGAAGAATGAGGGCTACGGACAGAAAATAACAGATGATCTGCTGATTACGTTCGCAAACCTCGCATTTACAGCAGCTAATCTGTGCGATCAGTTGGATAAAGCCTGGACTAGTGGCGATCTGGGCGTGTCAATTATGCGTCACTTGGGGGATCTGGTGCTTGAGGTGACTGGATTTTTCCGCGATGCATCTGGAGAAATAAGAGATTGGTCAGCAACGCTTGATTTCGCGCCATTGCTTAAATCGTTTGATGAGGTACTGGTGAGCTTAAGACCAATCGTAAGTAAAATAGGTGATGTCTTGCTTTGGCTCCTGAAAGATATTCTTCTCCCGATCGCAAAATGGGGGATTGAAAATGGTATTCCGGCGGCGTTTGATCTGATTTCGGCGGCATTGAAGGTTTTAAACAGTATATTAGATGCATTGAAACCGTTGGCAATGTGGTTGTGGAAAGACTTCTTGCAGCCGTTTGGTGAATGGACTGGAAAAATAATTATAGAAGCATTGAAAAAAGTTACAGAATGGCTTACAAAGTTTTCTGACTGGATATCAGAACATAAACAACTGATAGAAGATGTAACAATCGTTGTGCTTGGATTTTTTGCGGCATTTGCATTTGAAAGCTTTGTCTCGGGTGTAGGAAATATGCTAAGCGTTCTTCCAAACTTAATTGGGGTACTCGGGAGCCTTGTAGGTAAACTTGATCCCCTTACACTCTTGTTGGGATTGGTTATTAGCCTTGCTGCTTATGTTGCTACCGCATGGGACGATATGACACCGGATGAGAAGCTTGCATCAAAAATTTTAGCGGTTGCGGGGGCAATCGGACTAATTGTAGCTGAAATCGGACTTCTACTCCATGACCCATTAATGCTAGGCATAGGAGTAGCGATAGCTGCAATAGCCGGAATTGCAATAGCCGGAATTGCTTCATCGGCAAAGAGTCGGGCGGGTGCTTATTCAAGCGGATCATACAGCCCATATAATACTTATAGCCTTGGAGATGTGAGCAGTTACAGAATGCCGCGCCTCGCAACAGGTACGGTGGTTCCGCCTCGCGCTGGGGAGTTTGCGGCAATCCTTGGAGACAATAACCGGGAAACTGAAGTTGTTTCTCCTTTGTCAACTATAGAACAGGCTCTTGATAATGTCATGGCGAAGTATATGGGAGAAGGAGGAAACAGGCGGCCTATGCAGATTGATTTAATCATCAATGGCCAGCGGTTTGCACGGGCAGTCTATGAGGCGAATAACCAGGAACGGCAGCGTGTCGGCGTAAGAATGATAACGGAGGGATAGATAATATGTCAGAAAATGTTTTTTCAATAGACGGCGTAGATCTCCGGTTGAATGTCACAAAGCTAGATCGTGAGTTTTCTGTTACGGACACCGAAAACTCCGGCCGTCTGAAAAACTATGAAATGTACCGGGAGATAGCCGGGACTTTTTACAACTACACCATGGAGATTGAGCCGATCACACAGTATCGTGAAGATTATGATACCTTTTACCAGATGATATCAGCTCCGGAAACAAAGCATCGACTGGTAGTCCCATACGCGCAGAAAACGCTTGAGTTTGAGGCTTACGTGACCAAAGGTAAAGACAGCCTGCAGCGCCGTGGAGATAAAAATCTATGGCATGGCTTGTCAGTGTATTTTGTAGCCATGTCACCACAAAGGAGGCCGTGATATGTTTTTGAAGCAGTCAATCCGGTCTGATGCGACGGATCAGAGTGGTATTAAAATCGTTTACGATGATGTGGCACCGTATGCAAAAGAAAACAGTAATCCGCAGGTAATTGATGCAGGACTATGCCCCGGAGCAGATACGTTTCCGGGGCCGGAGGTGTATCCGGCGCCTACAGTTATCAGAAATACTTTTCCCGATCTTAAACGCGATGACTTAAAATATCCTGGATATGCGTTATGTCTGCCCCGGTTTGCGCTACTCAATGGCGACTATATAAACTTTCCGGATGACGCGCAGGGGTATGGTTTTATCAGTGATGAGATATCAGATTCCAATGGACGTTTTGAATATACAATGACTCAGGAACCGACATTGCCGGGTGAGTATCCATCAATATTTTTATACCCTTCTCCGGGCCTGGAAAAGGAGATCAAAACGCCGACACTTGAGATCACATTTAACCGTAAATTTACGAGTGTTGGTCTCCTGCTTACTTTTAACGATATGTCAGGAGATTTTGCGAGCCGGATAAATGTCAAATGGTACTCTGGCGAACAGCTACTTTCGGACTTGAATTTTGAACCGAACGAAACAAAGTATTTTTGCAGTAATTATGTGCAGCTTTATGACCGCATTATTATTACCTTCATGGAGACGTCAAAACCGTGCCGGCCAGTTTTCCTGACACGGATTGATTATGGGATTTACAGGGATTTTATGGGGGATGAAATTAAGGAGATCAACTGCTTGCAGGAGATTAACGCAATTTCTGAGAGCATAAGCGTTAATACTATGGATTTTACAGTGAAGACAAAGTCTTCTGTACCGTTTGATTTGCAGAAAAAACAGAAATTGTCATTATATTTCAATGGCGGCCTGATCGGTAATTTTTATCTTAAAAACGGTGCCCGCAAGAGTAAAACAGACTACTACATGGATACGCACGATGCTGTCGGCCTTTTAGACGGCAACGAATTCCCTGGAGGAATTTATTCCGGGCAGTTGGTACCAGACGTAATATCTCAGATATTTGACGGCGAGGATTTTAATTACCTGCTTGATGAGACGTTTAACAATATCACTTTATCAGGGTATATCCCGTATACAACAAAACGGGCCGCCCTAATGCAAATAGCCTTTGCAATCGGTGCTGTGGTTGATACGAGCAACTATGACGGAGTGATTATCTATCCAAAGCAGACCAAAAATACTGGAGAGTTTGACAAAGTATTTGAGGGTTTGACGCTGGACCATAGCGACGTGGTTACCGGGATCCGATTAACCGGCCATAGCTATCAGCGCTCGGATGAGTCAGAAGAGTTATATAATGATGAGCTGTCCGGCACTGTACAGGTCACTTTTTCGGAGGCCCATCACTCTTTGACTATCTCTGGAGGAGTGATTTCGCAGTCCGGTGATAATTACGCCATCATCAAAGGGACTGGCGGAGCTGTAGTGCTTACCGGAAAAAAGTATCATCATTATACGTTTATGATCTCTCGTGAGAATCCAAATATCTTTTTTAATAAAAACATTAAGGAAGTGAAGGAGGCCACGCTAATCAACAAGGATAATGCACAGCAGGCGCTTGATCGAGTCTATGAGTATTATCAGCGGGCTGAAAATGTAACTTGTGAGGTTATCTTAGAGGATAAAATGATCGGCCAGGTTGTAGGAATAGATACAGATTACGACGGCGTGAAGGTAGGAACGATAGAGCGAATCAATTATAGCGGGATTGCCCGCGCAATCAAAGCAGAGGTGACGATACATGAGTGATATTTTGGATTGCTTAATATTTGACCGCGTACAGGCTGACATAGATGCTATGACTGACAAGGCATATATTGATTATCAGGACCTTAACCGAGTTGAGGATGCTATTAAGTGGGTGTCGCATGTGCTCAATTGCTATGGATATCGTAATACGATTATTGAGGGGGCTATCTGGCAGCCAGAGGATCGCCGTACAGAAAGCGAAATGGAACGGATCAGGAAGAACCTTATTGCAATCCGATCAGCCTTTTACACGCCGCCCAGCACGCCTCAGACACCGGAAAGAATTACATACACGTCTATCTATCAGGCAAATTTTATTGAAAAGATCATTTATGATATTGGAATATTGGTTGAGAATTTAATACCCAGCATACCACATCTGGAATTTAAACTTGGCTGCCGCGGTATCGGAAACAGGAGTGTGAGCCTTTGAAGAAACTACGAACAAATTATAAGAATGACAAATATACAGGGAAGCGCCTGTACCGAGTCACCAATGTCTCAGCGGATACGGTTAATCTTGATGATATAACGATATACGCCGAAGAGGGAGACATTTTTTCGGCGGACGATATCAACGAAACAAATGCTGCTGTAAATGAATTATACGAGGAGTATGCGGAGGGGATCAGCCGGGCGAACCGGTATGTTGAAATTAATCTTCCAGTATCTGGTTGGTCTGCGACGGCTCCTTACATTCAGACGGTATCTGTGCCAGGTATGCTGGCAAGCGACAGACCTGTACCGGGGCTGGTGTATCCAGACAATCTCACTGAGGCATTGCAGGCCCAGATTGACAAGAGCGCCAATATGATAACAACAATTGAGACGCTGGACAGCAAGGTGAAAGTAACCTGTAGATTTAAGAAGCCTGTAATTGCCCTGCGCCTGGGGCTGAAAGGAGTGTAGGCCATGGCAATATTACCATTATTTTTCCGGGGACAAAGCGTGGATTTCAGCGGGCTTACCGCAGTGGAAAATCTGGTCCGCAAAGGGAAAAAATTTATCGGTCGGGGATCCTCGGACATCCGAACCGGGAACCTGGAGGAGAAAAATGCAACAAGCTATAAGCTGCCGATCAATGGTACGTATAACATACCAGCTGGGATCCACAATGCTGAGGACACAGTGGATCAGGAGATTGATACCATGGACGGACAGATTGTAACACCTGGTGCCGGACCGGTAGTAATTCAATGCGCAGGCAAGTACATGACCGGCGATATAATTGTTTACGCTGTGGAAAACCTTACAGCCGAGAACATCAAATTTGGAGAAGTAGTTGGCGAAGGTGAAGGAGCTGTTACTGGAACATGTCAGGGATTTTTCGATTAATATGGAGGGCAATCAGAATGATACTACCTATTAGAAAAGTGGGGGGAGGCCCTAATATATCAGAGTTGACGGCAGACCCGGGGGATGTATTGGCTGCCGAGAAATTTATAGGTACCGGAAGCGAGGAGCCGCAGGTGGGAAAAATCGTACAGCGCGGTAGTCCTGAATATGCCCTGCCGATTAATGGCGTACAGAAGCTTCCGCCTGGAAATTATACCGGGGGGAAAGTGAAGCAAACTATCGAAACTATGGCGGCTCAGAGTATCGGACCAGGCGCTCGTATGATCACAATCCCAACAGCGGGTAAGTACATGACTGGAGATATTACAATTCGGGCAGTGAAAAATCTTTCCACATCAGTAATAAAAAAAGGGCAGTACGTCGGCGGTGTAGGACCTGGAACCTGGGAGGGATATGTAAACAAGGATCCTAAAGTACCATATTATTATGGTGCTTTTAATGGAATACAAAGTATAACAGCCTTTAAACACCTATTATGGGATAATGTTGGAACTGTATCATTGGAACGAGATCATATCAAAGTCTATGTACGAAATAATACATATTATACAGCGGTTGTATTCAATGAACCCATAGACCTGACAAATTTAAACAGGTTGATTGTAAGATTGGAATACAGCGGATCGGCACTTGATAACATCGAATTATTCCGGAATAAGGTAACAGATTATATTTTTGATAACGAAAAATCCAGCAGCCTGAAAAGAAACCCTAACCTGGGAGATAAAGTAGCCGGAATGAATACATCAGGAACCGGGGGGGATTATACTCTTAATCTAAGCAGTGTGAGCGGAACTGCGTATCTCTACTTACTGTTTATTTCGCCTGCGGTAACTTCGAAAATTAGAATGGTTAAATTTGAATAGGAGGAAACTATGGCAGTAAGAACAGTACAGGCAATTATCAACGGTGTTACGACTACCCTGACGCTGAACAGCAGCACAGGGAAGTGGGAAGCCACGGTCACAGCGCCGTCAACATCGTCTTACAACAATAACGACGGGCACTATTACCCGGTGACGATTAAGGCCACAGATGAGGCCGGGAATGCGACTACAAAGAACGATACAGATGTGACACTGGGCGGCAGCCTGCGTCTCCGCGTTAAGGAGAAAGTGGCTCCGGTTATCCTAATTACATATCCGACAGCCAGTGCACTGATCGTCAATAATAAGCCGGCGATCCGCTGGAAAGTTACGGATAATGACTCTGGTGTTAATCCTGATAGCATCAAAATCACGATTGATACAGGGGAGGCTGTTACCGCAGGGATTGTAAAGACACCGATTACGGGTGGATACGATTGTACTTATACACCTACGGCGGCCCTGGCTGACGGCAGCCATACCATTAAGGTTGACGCAGCTGACAACGATGGCAATGCCGCGACGCAGAAGAGCGTAACATTTAAGATTGATACCGTACCGCCGACTCTTAACGTGACGGCTCCGGTTAATGGTCTGATCACCAATAAGGCCGCCTGCACCGTAACAGGTACAACCAATGATATCACCTCAAGCCCGGTTACTGTGACAGTTAAACTTAACAGCGGCACAGCAGAGGCGGTTCCGGTTGGCGCAGATGGATCGTTCAGCAAGGCGTTGACACTGGCTGCCGGAAGCAACACAATCACGGTTGTGGCAACGGACAGCGCGGGCAAGTCTACGACGGTGGTCAGGACAGTAACTCTCGATACCGTGGCTCCGACGATCAGGGCCGTAACGCTCACACCTAATCCGGTAGATGCCGGTAAGACCTATGTAATCAGCGTGGAGGTTACAGACTAAGGAGGCGATACCATGGCAGTAGCGCGAGTATTTGGCCGCGTAGATGGTGCAGAGGTGGTTATGGAGCAGACACAGGGGGACATATGGTCAGTACCGGTACCCCTGGACTATGACGGTGAGTATGTAGTGGAGATAATCGCGGAGGACGGCGCCGGTAACCAGTCATATATGGCTAAGATGCTGTTTTGTGTGGACTCCTCCGGGCTATGCGTGCAAGTACTTCCGATCCCGTATTTTGCCGAGCTCCTTGACAGCATATACCACGCTGATGTGCTCCCGGCATTATTTTCCGCGGAGCTGTTAGAACCGTGTTGCCAGAGTGGGGGGGGGGTAAATATGCAGAAAATTATATTTGATATTGGAGAACACCGCCACGTCCGTTTAAAAATCCATGCAGCACAGGACGCACCATTTCGTATAAAGTCCGCATCATGGGAGCTGTTGCGAGGAAATACCCTGGAAGCTTCCGGGGAATGCGAGATAGATGAACATATTATTGATGCATATATCGAGGCCCCGCCCGGTAAAACGTCTTATATTCTTCGCGTTATCTATAAGATCAATGACGAGACTCTGGTGGAGCAACTGGATTTGGTGGTGGTGTGATGGCAGATTTGTATATACAGTCAGTCAAGATTACACCAAATCCAGTGACAACGAAGGCACAATTTAAGATAGAGGTTGAGATATATACCTTATTCCCTGCGGCGGATTTATATCCGGCGCTTGATTTATATCCCGGAGAAGATTTGTTCGGACTCTTCCCGCAGGAGGAGATATTCCCTGGGACCAATGTATACCCAATAGAAGGAGGAATGTCAGAATGACAATAAGTAATTTTGTGGCCTACGTAAAGCAGGCATGGAAAAACAAACCGGATACCAGCACGCCGCTGTCTGCGGCCAGGCTCACGCATCTGGAAGATGGTATCAAGGGCAACAGTGACGCCATCGAGAAGATAGCGGCGGCGGTGGTGAGCCAGATTGTGAATGATCCCAATAAGATAGCCAGTATGGCCTCGCTGTATAGTGTTAATCAGGCCGTTACTCAGCTAAATAGTGATTTAGCTATCGTTGGAAACGTTAATGGTATGGAATTCGGCACTGACGGCGAAAAAAGATATTTTGTTTTTAAACATAACGATGGATCAAAATCGTCGCTGGAATTTTATAATAATGGTGTCAATCTGGTAAGGTATAATCCCAAAACAGCACAATGGGAAATTATATGGTCAATACCAGTAACGGTAAATTGA